ACTTGCAACTGAACCATACTCATTAATATGATTTACTTGATCTTGTGTATTTTTATCAGTTGGAAGATAGGCATTATCAATTGTTGCTTCTGGTGTTCCTGCAATGACTGCATGATAATGCTTAGGCTTCATTTCTCCACTGGCATATCCAGCGGTTAATATATCATGTCTCTCATGTGCCTCATGCATCTTATCAAGCATAGCCACGCCTTGTAAGGGTGTGACAATACCTTGCTTAACAAGAAGCTGTGTTGAAGCGACCATCTTTTCTTGCTGATCTATCGCATCTTGCGGATCTTTTGAATATAACAAACGATTATAGATATCAACATTATCTTGCCATGCTGACATTGTCGTAAATGCTATTTGAGATTTAGTAACTTGTATCTTGGCTTTTTCTGCTTCAAAGGTTGAAGCACGTATTGCATCATCACCATATTTTGTTAATGAATTACGATCTTTGCGATTAACAATTGCAGATTGTTTAATAGCATCAGTTGTTAATTTTAATTGATCAGCAATAACTTTACCCTGATCTGGATTCTGTAAAATAGCGAGCTTTGCTTTTGAATGCGCATCTGCAATGTTAGATTGTGCTGCAAGAAAGTGTGTATTTGATTCTTCAGTTGCTTGTGTTTCCGCTTGTTTGAATAACAAGTCAGCGCCAACACCAAGTACTTTGCTCATGTTTTCAAAGCCAGTGGCACGTGTTGCTACTTGTCCCTCTTTAAGGACAGGTTGGTTATCTTGTGGTTGTGTAAAGTCTCTAGGTGCTGCCATGTTTATACCTTACTTGGGAATTTAGTAGCTAGACTTGCAAAAGACATACCGGTTTCAGCAATATCACCGAATAGATTAGCAAACAACGTATCTTTCACATTGCGTTTTTCGATAGCGATATTTTCTTCAAAGATGTTGTGTTCAGTTTCTAGATTCTGCGCTTCTTTAGCACCTACGTTAACCGTATTGCGTTGGATAGCGTTGAAACTCGGAGAGCTGAATGCCACACCACGTGTTGTCATCTCAGCGGTTTGTCGGTCAAGAAGCTTCTGCGTGACATCGTAGTTGCTAAGTGTCTGTTGTTGATAGGCGACTGTGTTCTGTTTGCCTTGCAGTTCAAGTCCTTCTTTGGTGGCTTCAGCAGCGTTGACTTGTCCGTAGGCTTTGCCCACTTCAGCCACACCGGCGATGACTGCCATTGCTGTCAATGATATGGGATCTGCCATACATGCTCCTAAATAATTGTTGCAGCCACTTGGTATGCAATGCTCGTTATTTGCAAATCATATGGGGATGATTGTGTAATGCTGAATGTGTCGAAACGATTCCAGCCACGTACAGGACTTACTATAGCAGTTCCCGTTTTTAGATCCAATTCAGTAGCATTTTGGATATCACTATAGGTTTGGAATGGTACAAACGTGCCATTCACATAGAAATTCAGACTGTTATAGTAATCAACGAATATTCTAGAAATGTTCTTATAGAAGTTTGATTCAAGCGGTCCTGCAAAGGTGTACATCGGTGTGATGTTTACATTATATAGCAACCCAATAGTAACGGTTGCGGGCAAAGTCACCTCAGAAACCGTTATCTGACTGCCAACCACTGTGTATATTCCGTAATCTTGCCCAAGCAATAACACTTGTACTGCATAACCATTATAAATCCCAAGTCCTGTTACCAATCCTGTGGAATCCATTACGTATTCTTTAGAACTATCTATGTAGGTGTTTTCGTCAAGAAGCTCGATAGCATAAGCTGCATTCAATGTATATTCTTTAAGTATGTATACACGATTGTTGATTGTTACTAAATCTTTCACTAGAACATTAGATTGAAACTGTATTGGTGTTAACGCTGCTAGCTTATATTCAGCCGCAAATTGAAAAGCTGTAATTGTTGAATCTTCGTTTAGATAGTAGATGTAATTGTCTTGGTCAATGCTTGACCCTCTCAGGAGAGCCCTAGATTGAGGATTCTTAACAAGATGCGTCGACTGCACTGATACATTCGAAGAAGTATAAGTAGAGCCGATACCATTATAGTGGAAATTGATAATAGAATTTCCAACTTGTGTAATATAATAGGAATCATTGATATAGGTTGTAGGTTTGACATTAGCTGACACCCCATATGCTGATTGTTGTCTGATTGCGAATGTACCCGGGGTTAAACCTACGGCCTCATTTTGTGGTGCGGCAAATTCAAAGTTATTAGTAAATAACTCTAGCTGCTTGCCACCATTCATCCATTGTATGGGTCCACTATTCGTTTGCCCAATCGAGTATATGATTGCATCTGTATCACGTCCTATACCCACATCGAAACTCAAAGGGGTATTGATCTGCGATCCGAATATGGTTGTGGGTTGGGCAATGGTATTTGCGAACCATAACCTATTTTGGTAATACACAGTCTTGGCAGGCCATCCAAGCATTGCACCTGTTGCTGGATCTGACCATGCAGGTTGCTTTATCGAATACGCTGCACCTACCGTAGAAAATCCAGTCGCTAAGAAAGGCACAATAATATTGGCAGTAAATGTATAAGGATTTGCACCTGTTACATTCGTGATTATTGCATAACCCAGCGGATCATTAACATTCGTACCAGCACCTATAATTTGCCCACCTATCCATGCTGTAGTAAATACTCCTACTGGCTTTGTTACTATAAATGTTAATACCGATCCAGCAATACTATAGTTAATAGTTGCAGGATCATAATTTACATTACCGAAATCATAAGCAGGATAGGGAAATATATTTAACACTTGATATGAAAATATTGCTGGTCCATAAGATGCTATGTAGATTCTAGCAGGTGGGAAATTAGGGTGCGTCAGTACCAGAACGTCATTATCTAGTGTGTAATCAATATCAAGAAGATCTGCTGTTGCATAAGGTGTAACTATAGTTTGATAAAAAGCAAAACCACCCGTAATCTTAAATACAGTAAAGGCTAAATTCTTAGACATTAGCAAGTAATAGTTACCTTGATTATCGGTGAATTCATACATTTGTGAATTAGGGTTTATATAGGCTGAAACATCAAACTGAAAAATAGTTCCCTTACGTTTTTTGGCGATACCTGTGGTGCCAACTTCAACGTTCAACAGTGATTGTGCGGCTGAAAGATAACCCTCAATATCTGTACGCTTCCATAACTGGACATCTACTTCTCCAGCCGTGAACATTGTTTGGCGTACCATCGTTGTTGTCATTATACGTAAACCATTCTATCAAAATCATTATATGGTGTGCTTTGAATATAACGTTCTTGATCATTACTTCTTAACGCATCATTTAGTTTCTCGTCATATTTAGCTTTCAAATATACTTCTAATTGCGCATTGTTTGTCAGTACAAGACATACATCTGATGCTACATATGTAATCAATGCACGCTCGAATAGCGGTGTGATCACTGAGTAATCTACTTGGTTTACCACATAGTAGAATGAAATAGGATTAGCGTTTGTGCAAATCATCCCATCAACAATACGATAGTACAAACCAAAATTAGGATACATAGGAGATGTACGATCGAATTTCCCGTAATTAAATGGTAAAGCATAGCTATACAAAAAATCAGGACTAAAACTTTGAGCAAGAGGTGTAGTACTAGAGAAGTATTCAATAGCGAAATTCCAGTCTGTCCTTTGCAGTAATTCTAGTGAAAGAAGATCAGTTCTACTAGAAATAATCTGCGCTGCATCATCTGTATTTAGAATACTTGCTACTGGAAATCGTCCTAGTTCACCCAGAACTTGATTAACAACGTCGAGTTTTGATGGCATTAGATCCCCCAATAAATGGGGGGCGATTAGCCCCCAATCTCATTACGCTACACGCTGCATCAATCCACTAATACGCAATGAACCAGCCGTGTAATCGGTTGTTCCACCTGTGTATTTAAAGACTAGATTAGCGCCAGCCGCTGTAGATGTGTCATTGGCAACGGTTGCAGAGTTAGGCAAAGGCGCACCTACACCCCAGCGAGCATTTACTAATGACTGCATGGTTGCAGCAGGAATGATGGAATAAACACTGGTGTTGTCTGTTACTTCACCAAGTCGATCACCACCACCACCCGAGAAGTTTGTTCCAAACCCTTCAAGTTCTAGTGAACGAATCTTATATTGCTTCGCACCACTAGATGCTTGCAAAATAACCGATCCACCAGTTGCGAGTGCTGCAAACCCAACGGTAACATCAAAGCCGATAAGATTAGCATTGGTATCAGGAGTCGCAAGACTAGAGGTTAATACCCCAGGACCAGATAAGAATGGCACCAAACTTTGTACTCCAGCAGAGACAGTAACCATAAATTGTCCCAGTGTAGATGCTTCACCTAGAGGAAAAGTAGATGTGTCTGAATAGTTAATCAGCATAACATCATTAGCTTTAACTTTAGATCCAAGATCAGTTACATACCCAGCAGTTGTAATCGTACCCAAGCTGTCAGCCGTAGATGCAACAAACACCGACGGTGCTGTTCCTGGCAAGCCGCCTGTTGCAACTCCAAATGTTTCAAAATTACTCATAGCAATACTCCTTATGGATTTTCAACAAATGGGTTGTTACAAGTCAGCAACGTAATACCGTTGTACTGAATGATTAACGCGCCAGAAGTTAAAATCGTTAACAATTCCCAACGATCTTGGTGCGGCAACCAGGTGATACTTGTGGACACATCACGGTTGAATGACTGTACGATCGCATCACGATGCACCATTGGTACAAGATAGGTATTTACACCAGCGTTTGTGGTGAATGGGATCTGGTTGATACCATTAGAACCTAAGAAACGCATATCGCATCCAAGATAAGCAACGATACGGTTGTCTGTTAAAGGCTTAACGTCGTTGTAGAAAAAGTTTACAACCTTGTCATCATCATAGAGGCCAGTCTTCAAAAGCGCTGGTGACCAGATAGACACGGAGTAATCTTGTACGTCAACACCTTGTGATTCAAGGTACGCAATACCTGCAGCGATTTTGCCTTCATTCAATGATGTGTTAACACCGGATGTGATTGGCACAGTGTTGATGGTTCCAACGTTTGGGTCAGAGAAGATCGCGTTGATCTTAATGAAGTCAACCATACGCGCAGAGCCTAACGCATGTAGTTTCGCATGATCAACAATCTTGTCGAAGTTGAACAACGTCTTCTCACCACCACCGATAACCGTTTTTAAATGGAAATCATTGGTAACGACTTGACGATTGGTTTCATTTACTGGCGTAACTGGGATATCGGTAGGAGCGAAGTTGCCTTCTTCCATTTCGATAAGATCAGATACAGGAACGTTTAAGGTTGTACCCATTGTGCCGTGACGTTCATCAATGGTGTCTTGCAAGCGCATATGATTCTGATACTTGAGCGTGACTTCAGTATCAAACAACTGCATTGCAGCAGCTAAATTGATTTGGTTTGCCATGGTATTGGCTCCTAATAGATTGATCAATAGTTGTCCTATCGAATATCTATCAGGTGGCCGCTTACGCAGGCTGATAATGTTCTAGATCTAGTTTCGGGGTAGCCGCTTGCGCAGGCCTTCGACTAGATCTAGCTAGTATAGCTTATTTATTGTACTATGCAATAGTCTAACTATTTAGACCACTTTCAATAATGTCTCCAACCTTATTCATCAACTTTGTGTATTGCAGATTGAACTTATTATGCTCATCTTCAATCATGCTCATGACAACACTTTCAACTTCACTACGTTTTTCAGCGTCAATTTCATGAACAGCTGCATTGAGTGCAATAAAAAGCATCGTGTCAAACTTCTTTTTAACTGTTTTCAAAGCTTTATCTGCTTGCACTAACGTTTCATTCTTTACGCACGACATATTTAATTGCATGTCAATATTTTCCTTATTTTCCATAGTTTCCGGATTAATTTTATACAGTTAGATGTGTTTAACTGCGCTTAACTGCGCTTAACTGCATTCTAAGTGTGTTAAGTGTTGCTTAAGTGTAATTATTTTCTCCCCAGTTCACGTGCTTCACCAACCTGTCTAGCAACATCAATGTACTTAGCTTTGTTAGCTTCAGTAGGACGTTTGCGATATTCATTTGCAATGTTACGAAGCTCGTTTTCACCATCGTACTTTTGTGGGATCGATGTGCTGGCACTGGACATACCGGGAGCTTGGCTATTCAATAACTTATCTCTGTGATTCAATGCGTCTGACATAGCGTTTTTATCCTTAATGAGTTTGTTTAATACGGTATCTTGTAGTGATTCTGGGTAGTTCTTCTTGACGTAGTCCGTGAGAACATTGACACGTTCTTCACCGAGCGCCGTTTTCGCTTCTTGGAAATTATGCAGTTGGCTTTGAATCTTGCCATGCATATCTTTTGCCATGCGTTCAAAATGGTCTTGTGTGAGGCCGGCATTTTTCGCCATGGCCTTAATTTCGACCAGTTCATTGTCTCGCAGTGTAATATCGGCCGGTACGACATAATCATCTGGAGCAGTTGTATAAATTGCAATCTTTGATTTGAGCTCACGGTTTTCCTCAAAAGTTCCGGCTACATTCTTATATGCAACTTCTAAATCTTCGGGTGACTTGTATTTACCAGCCCACAATCGTGGTTCAGATATCGTTGATACAATTGTATCGGCTACCGTCTCGGTCATCATTGACTCCTTCAGTTAATAATAGAGATTCAACCTTATTGATAATTAACTTGATATGTCGCCAACACGATCTGCGACCGTCATGCCAAGCAAACGTCACACCACGCATATCAAGTGGTTCTTCAAGTAGGACGGCATCACACATGTTTTTAAGCAGCAAACGTCCTAGATCGAACATTTCAAATACTAGGTAAATGTCATACTCATCTTTATTGATACGGTTTGTGCTTAGCAAGTTTTTCAACTTATTTGGATCGGCCATTAAATACCTATAGTGGATTGTTGTGGGAAGTTAACCTGTGCTGCAGTTGTTGATGGTGTTGGTTGCGCTGCTTGCTGTTGAGCTGCTTGTGCTTGTTGCGCCATGACTTGCAGGAGCTTCTTGAGCTTATCGTCATTCACGAATAGTTTATGTGGCAAGTTGAGTGTGTCAGTTAAGAACTTCGCAACTTCTACAGTTTCAACCGTTGCCATTGCCGCACCTTGACCAAAGAATTGCTGTTTGATCTGCATGTTTGTAATGAAGTGTGACAAATCATCCTGCTTCTGTAAGTCAAACAACGGCGATTGGAAATCAAATTTAAACTTCTTAGGATTAAACCCAGTGATGTTCGCACGATCCTGTGTGAGCAACCTACGTTCTGCAAGAATCTTTGCTGCTACCTCATAGATCTGCTTGGGTAGCTCGTTAATCAACCTGGATATATCCGTTGATGCTGTACGTTGCGCACGGTTTTCACGAATTGATACTTCAGTTGCTGACTTTGTAGGTGTATTGACCTCACCTAGCGGATCAATCTGGAATCCAACACGTACGAACTCACGCATATCACGTATATGCTCGATAACATCTGGGTACTCAGGCATCTGTAATGCTTCGATTGGGTTGCGACCTTGTGGGCTACGCATAATCATTGCACCAGCCCATTGTCTTACAGAATATGGGTTAAAGTATGAGTTACTATCATAGAACAATGGTGGATTGGCTTTAAATGCCATGTTCTGTCTTGAATATTGCACGACACGGTTAAGATCTCTAATCATCGGAAGCATATCCACACCAATTCCTCTGCCGTCTGCTTCACCTGGTCTCACTCTATCGCGATAGACGATGATCTGTTGATACCCACGTTCAATTTCAAATAGCGGTGTATAGGGGTCATCTTCGATTG